AAAGCTGTATAAGCGTCATGGTATCCCGTTCAAGTACATTCATGTAATGGAGATCGGGAAGAAAGGGGCGCTGCATCATCACTTAGTCATAAATACACCCGAAGAGATAAGCCAGCAAGCTATAGTACGGTGTTGGAAGGGAAGAGGAAGGACACACCACAACCCGCTAGACGATACAGGGCAGTACGCTAAATTAGCGTCGTATCTGATAAAGCAAAGCGACGGAATGTTAAGAAGCCCGGACGCACTGCAAGGAAAGCGCTGGAATAGTTCACGGAACTTAAGGAAACCGAAGGTATTAAGGAAAGAGCCAGTAAAAGACAAAGGCTGGTATAACCGTATCGCAAGGCTTCCGAAGAAGTTGGAGCAGTCCTATTACCTGGACGGCGACAGCGTACAGGAAGGAATACACGAAAAGACGGGTTATACGTTCTTTACCTACACATTTGTAAAAAACAACCAAACCTGGAAGGAGACAGAACTAGAATGGGACAAACTTTAGGAATTGACAGAGACTTAGCAAGAAAAATTAAGAGAATGAGCCGTAAGGAGCTGGACGGCTATTTAACGAGAGTAACCGACAAGAGCTATAACAACGGTTACGAACAGGGCTTAGTAGAAGGTATCGCACTGGCGGGACAGGCTATGGACGAAATCCTTAAGGAAGAAGTAATTAAAGGCACGTTCCCGGCTGAGAAGGTGGACGAGATCAAAAAGGCAGTAGGTACATATATTGCAAAAGTGCCGGAGCGGGCAGCAGAGAAAGACAAGGACGAAGGGAAGGAAGAAAATGTTTAAAGCAATCTATCTTACCGGGGCTATTGTAGCGTTCTGCTTCGCCCTGTTATGGCTGGACGTTGACGAGATGCGGGAAGAAATGCGGGAAGAGGAACGGGGCTACTACCGGGAGAAGCCACACGG